AAGGAGTTGCCGAGGCAGCCCCAGCCTTCTTTGTCGTCTTACCGGAAATTGTGTTGCTCATATCAATAGGTCCGTATTCGTGGCTTCGTCTGATGCCCCTGCGCTGCCTTGAGCACAAACAAAGCGTGCTTGAGTGCTTGCTTCGCCGGGATCTCCGCGATAGCCACGGACTTCTCTTCCTGCCCGTCGTTTCGCAAGTAGTCGGCGTAAGCCCCATTCACGAGATAGGGTTCAAATTCTAGGGGGATTTCAATACGGGTCCAGTAGGCTGCATCCGTTACTGCGTCCCCTGTCGTCACTGCGATGCAATCAAAGAAGTCGCCCTCCGTGGGAGAGTAAACTTGGTCACCGATTGCATAAGTAGTCGTTACCGAGTAGCTATCGCCCTCCAGGCGTGGCTTGAGCTTCCGATAGAATGCCCACACGGTCGCGTAGCCTGCGGTGACTGTGTAGCCAAGATGCATCTTCCGCCACGCGATGTTGGCCGTCGTGCTCCCGAGAAAAGGATTCCCATCTCGGACGGCTTCAATGGCATCGATTGTATCGAGCCCTGCTTCTGTTAAAAGTATGTGGTCACCATTAACCGCATCGGCAGTGACCGTCCTCTCCTCCCACTTGGAGATCATAGGCCAAAAAGTCTGCTGCCAGATATTATGGATGCGGCGAGATATCAAACCCCGCAACAGGGCTCGCTGAACGAGCGTATCGGCGGCGGGGATCCCTGCAAGGTCTTTAACCCCCGCAAGTATGCTACTGTATTTAACAGCTATCACTGCGTAGGAGCCCCCCAACCTACTTGTGCCTTAGTCCCGGCAGATTCTACTCGGGTCTGCGGGTATTTCTTCTTGATCCAATCCCTGTTGGCTTTGTCGCGCCAGAAGTCTTTCCCTTCGCGAGTCACCCAGTTGAAGTAGACCTCCGTGTCCACCTCCATTTCTACGCAGCCGAGCCCATCTATGGCACGATGTGGCAGGTTCTGATTGACATAGGCGATCTGCCGTTGGTTGCGCAAAGCCTCATATCGCTTTTTTGCAAACCCTAGGCGGAACTCGCGTTCGATAGCATCGAACGCATGAGCACCCATGTTTTCCCGAGATACCTGATGAATCTTATTTGCCATAGATGGGGCTGGTCTGACTAGATTTGCTTACGCAGGGATATGCTTGCCCATGCCGAGCGGATTCGTGACCGACAGCAAGTAAAGCACCTCAAGCATGAAGCGGGGACCACCACCGCGATCTTCGTAGTATTCCGGCGTAGGATCCCAGCCGATGCACAGCTTGATCTTGTCCATGTCCAAGAAGTAGGCACGATCTTTATCGACCGTAGAAGTGCTTGTCATTCCGATGAATGGGCAAGGCACTGCTTGGATCTCGCCGAAGTCTCCAGCAAGGATCGTAACCGCATTCGAAATCCGGCTGGCTCCCTGCGCGTTGTTGAACACTCGCTGAGTGCCATACGGCGTAGAAGTCACTGCGCCCTCAGCCGACTTAACAGTAGTCAACATATCGGTGAATGTGCGCTTCCAAGTAGACCCGCAAAAAGTCATGAGGTTTGCAGACCCACCTGTTTCGTCCCAGATCGCTTGGGTCAAATCTTGGATGTCCGACTCAGCGAAGGATGCCATCGCCGTCGTGATGTTTTGCGCAGCCGGTGTCCGGTAGGCAGCTGGCACAGGCAAAACCGCTTGTGCGCCAGATTGCACCCATTTACCAAGTCCTCGAGTCTCTGCTGCGACCGAGGTCGTCCCGAGCACACACTCATTGTCGGAGAGCATGACACGCTCCATGTCGCGACGGAGCTCCGTAGTTTTTTTCTCGAGGCTATTGGACAGCTCGTCCTTGATGCCTGCGACATCGGAGATGCGCGAGGCGACTCGACCAATTCGCGCCGTTCGGCGTTGTTGGTGGAGATACATAGAAATTTTCGCACGGTTGGCCGCGTGGTTTTCGTAGTCCGTCGCGTCGACGTCTGTGCCATCGACGATGGCATCCTCTCGCGGATCCGCATAAGCGTCGGCGTGCCATTCCACCTCAGACGCTCGAGGCTTTTTGCCTCGGGAGACCATGGAGAGGAACGGGGTCTGCTTGGCATCGATGACGCTCATGATGTCAAGGAGGTCCTCGCGGGCTCCCGTTTGTGGGACTGCTACCAGTCCACCGTCTGTAGCATTTACATTTGCACTCATTTAATTATTCGCTTCCTAGGTAGGGACGCCAAGCATCCCCGCCTTTTTCATTAGTGTCTCGGCTAGTGCGTCGTAAGCAGGTCGAGAATCCCCCGTTTTGAGGGCCTCTTGAAATCCCGATGCAACTGGATCTGTGCGCCGCCCCTTTCTGGGGAGCCCAGCAGAAGCAGGTCGAGTTGCCTGTCTAGTCGGCGTTGATTGTCTTTTCTGACGGTCTCGCACTTCCATCTGCCGCCCCAATAGTGACCTGGCCAAAAGTAAATCGAGATCCGGCACTATCGCAGCCGCCCCGGGATATTTCGCCTTTTCAGCGTCTACCCAAGCGGTGCGCGGGTCGGTCTCGTCATTCAGCCACGTATAGGTTGCAGCGGCTTCCTGTGACGATCTCTCACGAGCCGTCACAAATTCTCGTCGCTGGGGCATCACTCGGTTGACCACTTTCGCCAAATTATGGCGAGTCGTCTCGAGGTATACTTCTGGGTCGTCTGTTTGAACCCCCTGCTTTTCCAGTAGCTCGATGACCCCCTCGGGGTCGCGCTTCACCTGGATCAACAGAGTCTCTATTGACTCAGACAACAAATCAGCCTGCTCTCCGAGCGCGTCCAATTCAGCCGTCGTTGTTGCCGTGGCGACTGGGTTTGACGGATCAACGTAAGAAGTTTTCCTCTTGCTCTGATCGCGCAACTGTGCGTTTTCTGCTTCGAGCCCCTTGATACGCTTCGTGGCTTTACCCATTCGCTTCTCAAAAGACTTCACCGATATGGTATCGCGCCCCTTATTCTGAGCACCCTCTGCATCCTCGGGGTCTGGATTTTCATCCAGCACCATCGGTATGCCTTCCAGCCCACCATCATCGAGCACATCATCAGCGCTTTCTGGGTCGTGGCTAGCATCAAGGGTGTCGCTCGTTTCGGGGGCTGCTCCTGGGACCGCGGAATTTGCAAACATCTTATCGACTGCTGCACCTGCGATATCATCAAAAGCGTTACCGGTATCGACTTGGGGTTCTGCAATGGCTGCCCCGTTCCGTGTCATTTCGTCAGACATATTTTAGACCTTGTCAGTAGGTGAACACAGTATTAAACCTGCGAATAAGTTTCAAAAGTAACCAGGCACTCCCAGAAGTGCAAGTCATTTGCTGGGGGACTTCTTACCCAATCTTTGGGCATCTGTCTGGGTTGCGAAGTCCCGAGCCGCCTTGATTGAGTCTTTCAGCCGCTGGGTGGCAAGTATAACACCCCCCGTTATTTCGCGGTTCTCGGGGGAGACCCGCTCAAGTCTACGCGCATTCCCTGCCAGCGTCTCGTCGAGGATATCACACAAGCACCGCAGTATGGGTGAATGGGGGTCCGACGCGATCGCTGCCCCCAACTTGGTGACATTCTCAGAGAGCTGAACTTTTTTTGCTTCCATAGATTATGGTGTTCCTGCAGGGGGTGCCGGTGCGCCCGGGGCAACCCCAGTCCTTCCGATCTGTGGGTTGACCTGGTGCTGCTGGACTTGGAATTCTAGATGCTGCCTATACTTCCCGTAGAGCTCCGCAAAACGTGCCTCGGGATCCTGGAGTGCCTGCTGATACAGCGGGTTTCCCCCGACTACTGCTTCGAGGGCCTGCAGCTTCATCGCAGCAGCGGGCTCCTCTTCCTTGAGCATTGGCTCGTTCCCTAAAAACATCATCGACGTCTCGCTTCGCACTTCCTCAAAGATCTTCGAAGACGCTTGGCTATCTGTAGTGGTCACCTGGCGGGCCAGGGCAGGATCGATGTGTTTGAGGGCTATGCGCGTCAGCTCACCCCGATCAATCACCCCACTCGAATCAAGTGGGATCAGTGTCGTAGCAATTGCCTCAAGCGTTTTAAGGACCATCTCTGAGTTCATCGACTTGACGTCAAAGTCTACTGTGATGGCTGGGCTGTAGTCATCACGGGGGACCGTTGCCTCGGGAATCTGTACCACTTGCGCGTAGCGCTCGTCTGATTCAAAAAGGCGACTCTGCTCCCAGATAAGCCGGATAACCTCCTGCAGATGCGCTAGCCAGCTCCCTATGATACGCTGAGTGCGTTTGATTGTAATATCAACGGGCACCAGCTTATTCTCCCGCCCGAAATAGCGATCCACGCGCACCTCGAGTGCCTGGATGAGGTTAAATGCGTTTGATGGCTCCCGCTTAGGGGGGTCGATGAATCCCAGGTCGCCCCGGTTGTAGGTCGTAAGCAGTGCGCCTGGCTCAATCACCAACTGGTCACCATATTCTGGTGGGACCTCAAAAGGTGGGAACGTATCAAAAGTCGACCGGTCAATCGTTGCGTTAATCTGCGAGGCGATCTCGTATTCCCATGTGCGGGTCAACTCAGGCACCCCGCGAGATTCGATGATGCCCCGACGGACATTCTCGTATCGATGGACAGCAAACGGGTAGGTATCCCCGGCGCCGGTCACGATATCAAACTCGGCATACGCGGGGGACTTTTGCCCAGACCCCTCAAACTGGGTGAACGCTGGGCAGTAGACGGTCATGTAGATTGCCGAGATACCGTCCTCCGTGACGCCCCGGTGGTATGCCCACACTACCTCGATCTGCTCCGCTCGAGCCTTGGAGTCCCAAAAATCATACGACCCCGACCGCACTTCGAGGTCCTGGGGTCTATAGGATTTGCCCTTCCCCTTTTCGACAGCTTCCTCCACCCAGTCAGTATCCCAACCAGATGTCGCAGCTGTCGCTCGCAATTCTGCCTCGGAGAGGAATTCTCTGCGGAAAATCACCCGCGCACGTTGGATATCGGAAACGTCAGGCGGGAAGAGCACATCGCGGTAGGGTCGGAGTGCCGTCACACATGGGCGATTGCGGGTGACCTCCTTAACCGGGATCTCAGTGGCCCCCTTGGCGACTAAGTCCGCCACCATACTCTTCGCTTCGGCGGCTGATAAACTATGCTCCCCACGGAGATAGTTGATGTAGTAGTCCTGCGACTCCCCGAGAATCTCCTGAGTGAGCTCAGCGAATTCAGGGAACTCACGCAGCATTTCGAGGGTCAGCCTTTTAGGTCGTAGCGATATGCGCCGATCCCAAGCAAAGTGG